TTAATCCCTGTTCAGGTTCAGTGTCCGTTGCGCGTCAAAAAACACCTCGTTGTCATAGTCCGTGGCAATTTTTATGGTGTCCCCTTTCTTGAAGAAACGGCTCTTGGCCACGTGCAGGCGCATGACGTTCTCCTTCCTCTCTGCCGATGACTGGTTGAGCGAGATAAGGTGCGTGCAGGGGCGCGCCAGTCCTTTGGCCTCGGAGCAGTTGTATTCCGTGAGCACGTTCCTCTCGTCGTTGAGCCATTCGCGGTCCTCGATGGTGGACTGGTAGGTAACGACCATCCACACCTTCTCGTCGGCCGCGAGGTCTTTCAGGTCGTTAGCCACGGCGATTCGCTTGGCCCGTTCGTGGCCCGCGTCCCACAGGCGGCGGTTGGCGTCCGTCAAGAGGTCCATCGAGTCCACGATCACGATGTCCGGGTTATGCCCTTTGAGCTTGCGGTACTCCGAGATGCCGTTCTTGATGTCGAGTGTCGATACCTGGGCGTTGAAACGCGGGTAGCTGCGCACGGTGATGCTTCCGGCATACGAGAGCACCAGCTTTTCCAGATGCCGCATCTTCGTGTCCGAGATCTTTCCCCGCTCGAAATAGTAGGCGTTCTTGGAAACCAGTCCTCCCGAGTAGGCGTTCAGCGCCTCCTCTTCCGAGCCTTCCAGCTGGAAGTGCAGCACGTGGAGCCCGTCGTCTATGTCCGCCCGTACACCTATCCACTTGGCGATATGGGATTTCCCGACTCCCGTAGAGGCGAGGAAGCAGGTCAGCTGCCCCCGCAGGTTGCGCCCGGCGTTGAGCGCGTCCAGATAAGGGATGTAGAAACGCGACACGCGAGGCGCCGTCGAGCGCTCCTCTTCCTCCTCGCGGCGTCGGTTGCGCTGGAAACGCTCCGAGAAGGTCTCGGCTACGTCGATGAACGAGCTGCTCTTGAGCGTGAATCCCGCCAGCCACTCGGCATACTCTTTCAGCGCCTTCTCCGCCTTGTCCTGCCGGTTCTCGTTGTAGAGCTTGCCCACCTCGGCATAGACGGCCTGCAGCCTCACGCCCTTGATATAAGTTTCGAGCATGTCGGTCATCACCTCCGGGCTCTGACCCTCGTCGTACTCCCGGAAGGTGTCGATAAGTTCCAGGGCGTCGTAATCCCCGTGGAAGGTCTGCGCCAGCACGGCATACGAGGGCGGGGTCTTGTAGGTGCGGTAATGCGAGGCAATGCTCTCCTGTACCCGCTGGAAGGAACGGTCCGGCAGGTATTCCTTGCGCATGTGGCGGGAGAGTATGCCGCAAAGCCCCTCTTGCCTCAGTGCCGTGGCGTACAGCTCGTAGAGGAACTCCGCGCTCAGCGGGCTGGTAGCGCTCATGACCGCACCTCCTGTCTTTCCCTCCACGCTTCGCGGCGGAGGCGGTAGAGTTCAGGATACAACGCCTCGGTCCTGCGACGGCACTGCCCGGCGTGGGTGCAACGCCGGCAGGAGGGCGAGAAGGGCGTCCAGAGCAAGGTGGACGTGCCGCAGACGGCATAGCCCGCCTCCGTGGATAGCAGGCGCCGTTTGGTCGTCTCCTCGTACTCGGGATAGACGAACCTCGAGAACGGGTGACGGCTGCGGTCTTCCACCGAGGCGGCCAGCTCCTCACGCGAGAGGGAGAAGCTTCCGAGCCACCGGTCCTCGCGATACCGCCGTTTCCGGTCCGCCTGCACGTACCTGCCTACCGCCTTCTCCCCGAACGAGTGCGAGACATCCCACCGCCTGCGGTAGGCGGCACCGTATCCGGACATGGCATGGACCTGGCAGACGCAGAAGTCCGCCAGCCGTTCCGCGCTGACCGGGGCCAGGCGGTCGAAGCAGGCGTCCATCACCTTGCCGGCCCGTCCGCCGGCGGGGAAGACGAAATCGGCCCATAGCGTCACGCGCACGAGGCGTGTGAAGAGCCTCCGGCTGTTATTTTTCCACTCGTCTCTCTCCATCGCGTGTCAGAAGGTTACGCAGTTGTGCCTTGGCCAGGAACAGGCGGCTCTTGACCGTCTCGATGTTCCGGGTATGGAGCGTCCCGCCCCGGTAGGTGATCTCCATGATTTCACCGATCTTGTATCCCGCCTGCTGCAGGAGGAAGGCTTCCCGGTAAATCGGTTTGAGCCGGTCCAGCGCCCAGAGGATGTCGTCGTTGTAGAACTCGCGGTAGTTGTCCATGCCCATGCAGTTTTCCGACGGCTCGTCCTCGGCAAGCAGCGAGGAGCGCAGCTCGCTGATATCCACGTTGTCGTCCGCCGGCGCCCGGTTGCGGTTCCGGGAGTTCAGGTCCGCGACAAGCCGCTTGGTGACGGCATATATCCAGGTCTTCACGGGGCGTGCCGGGTCGTAGGAGTCCATGTACTTGAAAAAATTGGTAAGGGCCTCCATGTAATTGTCCTCGACATCCTCCTGGTTGAAGGTATACTTGATGCAGATGCTGTATATCAGATTTTTATGGGGCAGGATGTACTTCTTAAGAAGCGCCGCCCTCCGTTTCGCGGATTCATCCCCCGGGGACGGCTCCGCCGTAAAAAACATGTCTTTCTTTTCCACACTTTCACTGACAGAAAGAAGTTCGTAGCCAATCTCATGTCCTAATCTGTCAGCTTCGGCGAGCGTCAATTAAAAGCGGGCGGCAACCCTTTCCGCCGCCCCGAATCTCAAACGCGTGTCATTTTATAGTCTGTGCCTGCGTATATAGTAATGAAAGAGGTGGCAGGCATCCGCTGCGTTGTCGTCCACGGGCACGATGCCGTACCTGCTCTTGCAGGCCGCGATCATATCCTCCTTGGTAGCCCGGCCGTTTCCGGTTGCCCACTTCTTGAGAGCCGCCGGGTTGATGAACTCCGGTTCTGGAATATCCAGCTCGTCGCAGACTTCAAGCAATATCCCCCGCAATTCCGCCAGACGCCGCATGTCATAGAAATGGCGGTTCACCGACACGTCCTCGGCCACCACCTGCCGGATGCCGTAGCGGCGCATGTAGGCCAGCAGCATCGTGCGGAAAGCGCCGTGCATCTTGTTGCCGTTGCGCCGTTTCGACTCGGTGAAGTTCCATACCCCGGCCTCGTGCAGCGAGAAATATCCCGTGTGCGTGGCGATGTCCAAGGCCACGACCTGCTCCCTCGTGAGGGTGTCATTCCCCGATTCCCGACTCTCCATGCTCCTTCACGATTACGAGTTTGTGGGGATACCCCTCGGCCACGTTGCCGTGCGAGACGACAAGCACGGTTCCGCCGAGCGCGTTCAGCGCCTCGAACATCGAGGCCAGCCCGGCTTCGTCCACCGCCTCCAGTATCTCGTCGAGGACCAGCAGGTCCAGCCCTTTCTCCCCGTCGCAGTTGGCATTGACGAGTTTCTGCATGGCAAGGATGGTGGCCAGGTTCACCCGTGCCGCCTCCCCGGCGGAGAACTTGCCGAAAGAGCCGCAGTCCACGCCGTCACGCAGCAGCGAGACGGAAATCTTCTCGCGCACCTTGCCGCTCTTGAGCATCGTGTAACCGTCGAAGCGGACGCGGATATCGCTGCCGATGCCGGCAAGGAACTCGTTGGTGATACGGCCGAGCGCCTCGATCTTGGTGTTGGCCAGATAGGTCTTGAACTGCATGAACCGCTCGCGCTGCACCTCCAACGCCCGCACCTTGTCATCCACCTCGAACTTCCGTTTGGCGGTCTCCATCGAACGTTGTTTCTCCTGTTTCATCGCGGCACGGAGCGACTGTGTCAAATCGGTCGTCGCGGCCTCGTTCACCTCCCGGATGGTTTCCTGCAAGGTTTCCACGGCGCATTCGGCAGCACGGATATCCTCTTCGGCCTTGCGCCTCTCGCGGTCGAGCGCCGCGTTACGCTCGTCGATGAAACCGAACACCTCGTCGAATACCTTGCGGCGGATACCGTCGATCTCGTCCTGCAGGGCGGCAATCTCCGCGTGGACACGCTTGCGGTTGCGCTCGGCACTCTCTATATTGTCGGTAGCACCGCGTACCGCCCGCTCGTGGTCGGAAAGCCGCTGTTCCCAGCCGTGGCGGTCATCCTCCAGGGTGCGGCGCTCGGCGCGGATACGGTTCTGCCGGGTCTCTACCTCCTCGGACTGCTTTTCCCCGTTCTCTATGTGCCCGCTGATCTCGGAGAGCTGCTGTTGGCGCAGGTGCAGTTCCCGGTATCCCGCCTCGATGTCGAACCCGGGATGCGCCACTAAAAATTCGTGTCCGCAGGTAGGACAGGTGATCGAACCCGCCAGTTTGTTGGACAGCTCGTCGATGCCCGCCGACACGGTACGGCGCTTGCGGCGCAAATCCTCAAGACGTCCGGCAAGGTCCCGCAGCTGCCGGTCGATATCCTGCAGACGCGTCTGGAAACCGGCTTTCCTGTCCTCGTACCCGGAACAGAAGCCGTCATACCCCGCCTTGAACTCCTCCCACGCCGCGCGTTTCTCCGCCAGCGTTTCCCCGGCGTGTTTCACCACGGCATCGAGGTCGGCAAGCGAGACACGGGCAGCCTGCAACTCCTCTTTCCTGAGTTCGAGTGTCCGGTTCCAATCCGTGCGTCGTGCGCCCGGGAAGAGCGGCAGGAACCCCTCGATGGCTTTCAGGCACTCCTCCAACGGGGCGTCCGAGGATTCCATCTCCTGCAACGTCCCGTCCGCCTGCCGGATTTTCTCCAACGCGGAATCTGTTCCGGCAACCGATTCTCTCCGCAGGCGTGCCTGCTCCCGCTTGGCGGCGATGGCCGCTTCAAGCTCCGCGACGCGTGCCTCCCGGGTACGCCCGCGCTCTTCGCCCGCCGCCGTTTCCCGGTCTATCTGCTCCTGCAACATCCCGATACGGCCGTCGATACCGGCCAGTTCGAGGTTGACCTTCTGCTGCTCGGTGACAAGCGGCGCGATGTCCTCCTCCACGCGGGCGATGGCCCCGTCCACGAGGATACCGTTCGAGAAACGGTTGATAATCTCCTTTTTCTCCCGGTCGGAAGAGGAGAGAAAATCCTCGTAGCGGTACTTCGAGAGGATGAAGTTGTTCAACAGTTCGTCACGCGTGATGCCCAACTTGTCGAGGATATAGCGGTTGTAGGCATCGACCGAGGGCTGCACGGCCTCGTCCGTGTCCACTTTCTTGCCGTCCCGCCAGAGCGTGCAGGCAACCGTCGACGCCCCTTTGCGGGGAATATGGCGCGAGATGAGAAGTTCCTCCCTGGAAACGTCGTTTGTCAGGTGCAGCCCGATGCGGCATTCCCCGGCGGCGTCGTTGATGATCTCCTCGGCGCGTATCTTCCTAAGCGGGCTACCCGTGATGCCGATGGCGATGCACTCCAGCAGGGCGGACTTTCCGGCGCCGTTCGACTGCTGGGAGTCGTTGTCCCGGTTGTCGCCGAAAATGAGCGTCGTGACCCCTTGCCTCGGGGCGTACGACAGGTGGCGGAAAGCGCACAGGTTCTCCGCCTCTATGTTCCTTAATTTCCACATGGCATGTTTTCTATTTTAGATAAGTATTCCAGTCCGACGGCCACATCCTCGATCCGCTTCTCGCGGCAGAATTCCTCGTAGGTCTCCCGGATGCGGCGGCTGTCGTATTTCTCGAAGAGCGACGAGGAGCAGGTTTCAAGCATCTCTTCATCGTCGGCGACAAGTTCCACCTTGGAGGCTCCCGCCTCTAAAAGCGCCGGCTTGTCCACCGACTTCATGGCCGCTTGCGGCGCGTGAACCCGTACCTTGACCTTGTAACGGCCGTCGGCCCCGATCTCGCGCAGCTCGTCCATGAGGTGCAGCCCGGCACGTTCCACGGGGACATCCAACACGCGGTAACGGGTGTTCACTCGGTTCTTGATGAACTCGTGCGAGCCGTCGGAATAGATGAGCGTGTACCCCTTCTCCTCGTCCTCGCCGAAGTTGTGCTGGCGAGAGGAGCCGATGTACTCGATACGGGTCTTGGGGATGATGCAGCGGTTGTGGTAATGGCCGACAAAGACCTTGTCGAATTCCTCGAATATCTTGGCCGGCAGCTCCTTTTCGGAAGGCCGGGCCAACGCTCCGTTGATACCCTCGTGGATATAGAGGAAGTTGAGCCGCCCCGGGTCGAGGGCTTCCTCCTTGAGACGGTCAAGGCGCGCGCAGAACGAGCCGTCCTCCGGGAAGTAGCCCATCATGTGAAGGACGAAACGGCAGTCGTCGCCCACGGGCAGCGACACGTACTCGTCGCACACCAGCACGTTGGGATGCCGGTCGAAAACATGGCAATACCCCCTGACGGCCTCCTGGTTGATTTTGTCATGATTACCTTCCGCCAGCGTGACATGGATGCCGTGCCCGGCGGCGGCAAGCAGGGCGTCATGTACCGCCAGCAGCACGTCGAGCGTCTGCGCGGCACGCGAGAAGAAGAGGTCGCCGCCCACGGCGATCTCCCGTACGTCCAGTTTCCTGCAAATGTCGATGGCCTCCTGCCAGTTGGCCGTAAATGCAGGGATATTGTCTTTCGACACGTGTATGTCGTTCAGTAGCAGCAGGCAGGGATAACTCTCTTTCATAAGCATGGTGAAGATTATGACGGGAGGCACAATATCTCCCGTCGGGTGACTCTCTGTTGTTTCTTATGAAAGGTTATCTGCGCCGTCTGGGACGTTCCGCGCGTTCTTCCGGTTGCGGAACGTCTTCCTGTCCCGCGTCCTCCTCTTCGGGGGCTGCCGGTTCGTGGCTTTCCGGTTCCGGCCCCATCATCTCGTCGTAAATCAGGTCCAGCAGTTCGCTGTTCGAGGTCGAACGGGTGACGCGGACGGCAAGCCCTTCCTGTTCGATGAAGGCGCGGATCATCGCCCGCAGCTCCTGTCCCTCCTCGGTGCGGTCCCCGAGCGAGCGTCTGTTCAAATCGTCGTAACGGTCGCTCAGGTCGTCGTACGAGATGCGTCCGCCGCCGTTCTGCCCGTTCTCCCTGCCCGCCTTCGTGCGGCGGTCGTAGGAGAAGGCCGAGGTGTCCTCCTTAGGCAGCTCGCCCTCCAGCGTGTCGATGACCGCTTTCATGTCGTCGCTCTCCATGAGCGGCATGCCGTAGAGCGTGTCGCATTGTTTGAGGAACTCCACGGTGGCTCCCAGGTGGTAGCGGGTGTAGCGGTAGATGATCTCGGGAATGCGCGGCGCACCCATCAGCGCCGTCAGTTCCTCGCGGGTCAGGGACACGGGGTCCGATTCGTTGTCGATGGAGATGACGTACTCGGTCTTCGAGCCGTTCTTGCGTTTCTCGATCTCCACCGGGTAGGCGTCGTGCACCGACGAGATCGGGCACGGGTATGCCGGGTTCTTCTGCAGCTTTTTCTGCCACAGCTTGAACTTGCGCTCGTCCAGGTCCTTGAACTGGGCATGCGAGAGGGTCATCATCTGGATGCCCTTGCCGCGCTCGTTCAGGTCGAAAATGTAGAGGCAGTGGCCGTAGCTGTATTTCAGGCCGCCGCCGAACGAGCCTCCGTCAATCCTCTCGGCCAGCTTGTCGTCGCCCGTTTCCCTGGCCCGTGCCACGGCCAGGCGGCGGTAGGTTTCGATGGGGTCCACCGAGTAGCCGGCATCCGTGGCGCGGGTGACGGTGACGTACATCTTCTGGGGCTTGCTTCCCGTGGTCGGTTTCTCCAACTCCAAAAGGAGCTGGTGTACCGGGAACTCGTAACCCGGACGCGAGACCGTGCCGTCCGCGTTGGGTGCCAGCGGCAACACGCGGAGCCTGTAAACGCCCAGCTTGTCCATGCGGAAGAACTCCGTGCGGGCGAAAGCCCGGTTCTCCTCCTGCGCCCGTTGCTGCGCAGCCTCGTAGGATTCCTGAATCCCGAGGAACATCTCTTCGACAGACATGCCTTCCATGCCGCCCGTCTTTTCCAAATCTTCTTGCATCATAATTGGATAGTTATGGATTGAAAATGCCCGAAGGGATGACACGGCCGTGCCGTATCATCCGAAACTGGATGCGGGGCGGACGGGTTCGGTTGCACCGTCCGTTTCAATTGACAAAATTGGGAGAGAAGTCTCGCTGACCGTATCCCGGCGGGATACTCATTTTACAATATGCGGGGTCTTGATCGACCGGTTACAAAGATAGTCAAACAATCCCCCAAAGCCATAAATGCAATTAGATGTTTTACAAACCGCTTTTTATCAATGTGTTACAATTTATTTTTTAACGATATGTTTCATTTCCCGCAGCAATCTCCCGCCGTGTGGCGGCTCCCCGCGCTTCCTCTCGAGCCGTGTGCGGTTTGCCCGGATGAAGGCATCCAGCTTGCGGCGGCGGATACCCTCGTAATAGGCCTTGCGCCCGGGTGTGAGCCGCTTTCCCCGCCGGCAATAGAGCCCCTCCCGGCTGTACTCCTCCAGGTAACGGCGGAACTTGGGCTTGCGGTACGAGGGGTCTTTCGAGGCCCGGGCCACGGATTCGACGACCCTCCAGTCCGGTTCGAAAGGCTGCTGCCCGGCACAGAGGTGCCGCAGCAGGTGGTAGACCACCGGCATCTCGTAACGGAGCATGAAACCCAGGCGGGTCTCGTCGAACGGGAACCGTTTAAGGGTTCCCCTCGGTCTTCCGTCTTCGCGTCTTCGGGGTGCTGTCTGCCGGATGCTCCGGGTCTGCCTCGTGTTCTTTTTCCTTTTCATCCTGTTTCCGGATAATGGTCTGTTGTGCCGCGGGGGACACGTGCCTTTGGGCGATTCTCTGGCGACTCTCGATGTCACCGCTTACGTTGATTCGTTTTATCATACAAAATAGGTAAAATTAAGTTCTACATCCGCGTTATACATGCCGCTCTCGAAAATCTGCACCTTGCGACTGCCGCCGTAGATGACAAAGGAGGAGCCCCGGTTGTACTTGTGGTCGTCGTTCCAGTTCGCGGCCGTGCAGCGCACGCTGTACCGGGGAGGCTGTATGGTGTTGGGGATAAGGGCCACGATGCCGCCCCAGTTGCTGCCGTCGCGCCGCGCCGTGTTGATGTACCCCTGTATGGACACGATGTTGCCGATCTGCCGGACGAAAAAGCCCCTGGTGTCCGTTCCCGAACCGCTGCCCGCCATCTGTAGCCAGCCTGTATCCGCGAGTACGGGCTGGTAGTCCGCCGCGAAAGCGGCCCCCAGCGTGCGGCACACCTGGCGCTGCGCCTCCGTGCTCCCCAGCACGAGGTCCGTCAGCCTGGCGTCCTTGCGCAGGTAGTCACGGACCGTCTCGTCCTTGGAGAGCAGGTTCAGCTTCTCGCGCAGCAGCTGCTGGGCCTGTGCCGTGGTCTTTCCCTGCGACACGAGGTAGGTGATGTAATCCTGAAGGAGGCTCTCCACCCGGGCAAACCGGCTGTCCGCGGTACTTCTCGTGTAAAGGTTCAGGTTGGCGGCGATGGTGTCCTGTTCCGAGGTATTGTAACCCGCCATCAGGCGGTCGGCTTTCAGCTTGAACTGTTTGACGACCTGCGAGGTGGTGAGGTAGCCCTCGACTTGGGCATAGGACTTACCCTCCTCGTCCGAGTAGGCGAACGAGCCGGTTTTTATCGCCAGCAGCTTGTCCCGCAGTTCCGCCGTGAAGACCACTCCGTCATAGGCGGAGTCCGTCGAGAGCTTCCCGGCCAGCAGGTCGTCTATTTCCGTCTTGGAGTACACCCCGAGGTTCCCCCGGGCCTTGCCCTTGTCCGCCACGTCGGAGAGGTTCGAGGCCTTGGCGAGCTTCAGCTCCCCTGTGCCTCTCTTCTCGGCGTCAAGGGTGTCTCTCACGGCGGCCTGCCTGTCGGCCTTCAATGCCGCCGCTTCCTCCGCGGAGAGCGAGTTGATTTCGTCGGCCGTGAGCCGCACCAGTTCCTGCAAGCCTTCGGAGATTTTCAGGAACACGCCCCCGGCATCCGCCTTGGAGTAAACGTCGAGGTGGCGGGGGGCGGCCGCCTTGTCCATCACGTCCAGCAGGTTCCCGTTGGCCGAGAGTTTCATCTTCAGCGCCTCGGCGACGGCTCCCGAGGTGACGTAGCCCGTGCCTCCCGCCTCGAGCGTGCCCGTGGTGATGGCGTCGAGCTTCTTTTTGTACTCGGTGGTGAAATCCTCCGTGGAGAGCTGCTTGCCGGCGACCTTGTCCACCTTGCCTTTCATCCCCGCCTCGTGGGCCGTGATGGAGACGTAGGTCTCGGCAAGGGGGCGGCCGTTGACTTTCAGGGTCCCGATGATATCGACACCGCCCAGCGGCGCGAGGACGATCTCCCCGAGCGTGTTGCGCACGACAAAGCGGAAACCCTCCACGGTGTCGTAGCCGACGGCGGCGATGCCCGCCCCGGCACTGTCCCGCCAGGAAAGCAGGTTCGTCAGTTTCGGGTCCTCTTTCGTGTAGGCCGTGTTGTACAGGTCGATGCCGCGGCCGGCGCTCCGTACCGAGAGCAGCCCGCCGACCTCCGCCGTGGCGCTCTTGCCGGTAACTTTCAGGATCGGCGTGCCGCACGCCTTGCCGTCATGGACGGCGAAATCCCGGTATCTGGTCGCGCCGCCGTCCTGACCGTAGTAGTTGACGCGGACACATCCCGCGTCGGTGACGTCCGCCGTGTTGAAGAGGTCGGCGCCCTGGACGCGCAGGGCGCCGATACAGGCGGTGTCGCTGAGCGAGGTGCCGTACGAGATACCGTTCTCCGTCACCCGTGCCAGCTCCTTGCCCTGCTTCATGAACGAGAAAGTCCCGTCGGTACGGATCACGATCTCGCTCACGAGCAACCCGCTGAGGTAGGCACCGAGCGAGGCGTCGCCGTCCGCCTTGACGATGCCTTTGAGCGTGTAGCCGTTCTCCCCGGCGACGGATACCGCCGTCTTCGAGCGGAACTCCTTCTCGGAGGTGACGCTCCCGGCCAGCACCAGGTCCTTCTTCACGGTCTGCCGGGCGAAAGGCGTGTCGAGCAGCACGGCGTAGCGGCCGAAGAACCTGTCGATAAAGCGCGGGGCGTAGTCCTCCCGGATTTCTATAAAGGCGGGGAGCTTGCCCGTGACGGCGTCCGTCGTGTCGGGAATCGCCGTGCCGCCCGCGCACAGGTAGCAGGTGCGGCCCCTTTTGTTCACCTCGTTGGCGTAGACCACCGACTCGTGGCGGTTGACCTCGTGGATGTAATAGGGATAGACGGCATCCGTGGCTCCCTCGAAACGGCGGACCTTGCCGCCGAGCCAGACGTAACCGGGCGAGACGCGCGGCCCGTCCGTCTCGCAGCCCGAGATGATGAAATCCGAACAGCCGTCGAAGATGGCGCTCAGGCTCAGCGCGAGCTCCTGCAGGTTCAGGATGTCGTCCGAGTAGGTATATCGTCCGCCGGGTTCGGCTACATATTCTTTCATGACTTATGCGTTGGTATTGGGTTCGTACTCTTCTTCATCAATCTTTATAAGGTAGGTCTTGCCCGCGATCCGGTAACGGTTCACCGCGAACGACAGCATGTAGACGAGCTCCCTGGCCGCTACCGTTACCGGCGGCACGCAGACCATGAAGCTGACCTTGTTCACGATTTTCTCCTCGGCGAGCCGGTAAAAGGGGCGCGGGCGCTCCGCCTCGTCCGTGGCCGTGATCTCCTCGCCGTTGAACCAGAGGGTGCAGGGACGCTGATATTCGGACTTCTCGTGGTAGAGGTCCACGCCGAGGCTCTCGCTGTCCCGGATGAAGATGCGGTCCCTGCCGTCTTTCAGGTACTTGCCGAAGCGGTAGTTCAGGTACCACTCGAAGTAGATGACCTGCGAGGTCATGCGGGCCTCGATGTGCCGCTCGCGGGCGAAGGTGCGGAACCGTTCGTTCAGGCCCTGCAACGGGTAGAGGCAGCTCTGCACGAAGAGGATGAAACGTCGTCCCGACAGATAGTGCGGCACGAGCTGGTTCACCAGACGGTCTATGGGAAGTTTATACCTCATGGTTCTCGATTCTGAGCGTGATGGCCTCCCGGAAAGTCGGCAGGGCCGACTCCTCGTCCTTGCCCGAGGATTCCTTCAGGTAACCCGAAGCGGTGTAGGCCACGCGGCCGACACGTTGCAGGGGTTGTATCCCGCCGTCCGCGTCGTGGCAGGCGATGAACACGCCCTGCTCGGGCACGGCCGACTCGTCGATGTAGACGTCGGTGACGTGCTCCGCCTGACGGATGCCATCCGTCAGGCGGGAGACGTAGACCGCCGCGTCGAAGTCGATGCCCGTGATGTAGTCGCGGATACGCTCCTCGATGGCGTCGTACATCTCCTCCTCGGGGACGGCCCCGTCGTAGAAGACCGTGAGGCGCGGAACCAGCACGTCCCCCTTGGTCGAGATCACCTCGATGCGGGTGCCGGCGAATTTCAACTTGCCGATATAGGCGTTGACGGGCACCAGCTCCGCGGCGGGGAGGGCTTCCAGGTGTCCCTTCGTGCCGGTAGCGACTTTGAGGATCAGCTTGCTGTCGAGATTGCTGTCGTCCGTGCTCTCCACGTAGGATACCTGCGTGATGATACGTTTCGTCTCGTCCACCTGGGCATACCCGAAGGCGAGGCCGTCCTCGCGGACAACCAGCTCGTCGCCCTGCTGGTACTGCAGCAATGCGTTGGCGTAGTAGTCCGGCGTGCCGTTGATGCGGTTGTCGATGACTTCCGAAATATCCACGGCGAAGACATCCAGCAGCGTCTCGAAGCTGTGGATGACTGCCGCCACGACCCACAGGATGCCGTTCATTACGGACAGCTTCGAGTCGCTGGCGAACTCCGTCAGTTCCAGCCGCCGGTTACGCTCCTGCACGGCCTCGTTATATATTTCCTTGATAGTCCTGCTCATTCCACGGTATAGGTTATGTCGTTGATAATGAATTTCCATGCCCCGCCCTCGTTCCATGCCTCCTCGTGCAGGATGACCCATACCGCCTCCATGCCCGAGGTGATGCGGTAACGACCGCTTTCGGCGTCCCGCTCCGGTTCCCGGTAGACACCCGTCGGTGCAACGGATAGGATGACCGTGCAGTTCCGACGGTCCCCGTAATGTTCCGCGAGGGTGGTCAGGTAAGTGTCGATGACCGTCGGTTTCAGGCGGGCGGCGGAGAGGTCGAGCGTCATCAGTTCCCGGCTTTCGGCAAGCGGCGTGAGGTCGGAGGCGGAAAGGCCCGGGAGGTTCAGCAGGTAGGTGCCGCAGAGCAGCCGCAGGGCTTCCAAGGAGAGCGTGGCACCCGCGAGCGTCAGTTCCTCCACCGGTAATGTCCGCGACAGCACCAGTGACCGCGGTTTCAAAGCGCTCCAGTCGATGGTCTTGAAACGGGCATCGGTAAACCACCGTACCGTGCGTCGTTCCCGCACCTTGTTGTCGAAGGTGTGGGTAAGGTGCCGCGGCCTGTCCGTCAGGGAAACACTCTCCGTGTCGCTGTTATCGCCCCAGTCTATTTCCACGGTTCCCGACCCGGAAAGGGAACATTGCACGGTGACGGCTTCCGCGTCAAGCGTGATGACGGCGGTAAGCGGCCGGGTAAAGGCCTTGGGATAGACATGACGTTCCCCGTTGGCGGGCACTATGCCGTGCAGTTCGTTGTAGGCGACCACGTCGGCACGGATGACGAAATCGTCCGTGTAGACGAGTTCCTGCCCGGCTGCCAGCGTCGTGGAGAAAGAGAGCCCCGGGTTGTTGATCAGCAGGTCCACGACCCCCTCGATGCTGCCGTACAGGTGCAGGGCGACATCGTAGAGGTTCTGCCCGGCTGTGATCCTGTAGCTACCCATCGCTGTCCTCCTTTTCCACGGTTTCCAGCAGCAGCTCGCCCGTTGAGGAATCCATGTAGGCGTTTTTGATGATGACCCTGTCCGCGGAGAACTCCGCCTGCAGTTTGGCGGCAAGACCGTTGTTTTCCAGATTAGAATGCAGGTAGTCGATAAGTCCCACGCCCGTGGTCGGGTGCTGGTAGAGGTTGCCGGCGGAGGCTTTCAGCAGGAAAGTCTCGTTCTGGGACTTGGCCGTACCGATCCTGAAATCGGTATCCTCGCCGCTGTACACGGCAAGGAACCCCTCACGCGGCTGCAAGCGGTAGATGCCGTCTGCATTGAGGGTGGGAAACGCGGCCAGGGCGATGTCTGCCGTGCCGCCCTCTGTTTCCGCCATGACGGGAAACCAGTGCCTGCCCGTCGCGGGATTTTTCAGGTACTCCGTGCCGCCCGAGTCGTGCTCGATGACGAAACGGACCGCGAGACGGCGCGTGTCGGGCGTGTAGGGAATCCGGACATGGATGCCACGGCCATCGCCGTCCAGCCCGCCAAAACCGGCGGGAACGGTAATCTCCCCGTAGCGGAACGTGTCGTTGTCCGCGCCGGCGAGGGCACCGAGCAGGCGGAAGTCATGGAAACTCTTGCCGGCCACCTTGCCGGAAGTCTCCACCTCGCCGTATTCGGCGTCCATGAGGATGTCCTGTCTTGCCATTCGGGTTTTCTTAAAGAGTAGGTTGCCGCACCTTTCCAGGTTTGTGGTGTTTACGGGATGGAAATATCCTTCGCGGGGTGATAAGCCGCATGACGTTCATAAACGGAACAGGTCCTGAATGCCTTTCAAGACCTGTTCCGTAATTAAAGGGTTTCCTGACACAAGTCGAACACGCGCTCGACCGTCGCCCACATGTCGTCCGGGAGTTCCTCGTCGGAAATCCTCTCGCAAGCCTTCCGGAGATATTCCGCCTCTTCCTTGGAAAACTCCACCTGAAGCGGCTTTTCCTTCTCCACGTCCCACTCGATACGCTTGTCACCGGCGTTCTCGTGCAGGCCGATTTCTTCCCGCTCCTCGTCGCCGATGGCGATCTTGCGCAGGATTTCCTTCTTGATGTTGAATTCCTTGAAATTGCCGCGTGCCGGAAGGAAAGACGGCAGGTAAAGGCGGTCCTTGACTGATAGTTCCATACTGTTTACACGGTTTGTTCGTTACTTTTTTTGATTTCCCCGACCATGGCGTCGAAATCCCGGAACAGAGGCGCGAGGGGCTCCCCATCGGGGATACTGCAGGAGACGACCCCCTGCTCCATGTAGATGATGCCTGTTTGCGGGGCGTCGTCCGAGCCGTCCGGAGCCTTCTTCCGGATGGAGGCGTGGACGCGTGCCAGCACGCCGTTGACGATGGAGTATTCCAACTGGTAGTCGGCGTTCTCCGTGCTCTCTTCGGCAATCTTGGTTACCGTTACGTTGGTGATATTCATGTTCGTTACGTTTTATAAAGCATAGGTAAAAAAAGTACCCGGTGGTTTGGAATCAGCTGGAATAATTCAGCATCTGGTAATGGAAACTGGGATAGTTGGCGCAGAGAAGCGTCAGCGAATCACCCTTTTCCATGCCGTAGTTCGTGGTTCCGCCGTTCTGGTTGCGTACGCTCATGATGTTGATGTGCCCGCCCCAGTTGTAGTTGTAAATGAGCGTGAACACGCAGGCGAAGTCCGACGGCAGGGACGAGTACCCGAACATCGAGGCCACGGACGATGCCGAGGGCAGGGTGATGTTGTAGGTACTGTTCGCGTAGACGAAAAAGATGTTGAACTGCGAGAAATCAATCGTGTAGCCGCTGCCCGTGAAATAGATGTTCTTAATCTTGTTGCCCACGCAGGCCGGGGCGACGACGGAAGCGTTGGACCATACCCCGTAGTTGCGGTAGCCGTTCCTGACATCGATATAGAGCCCGTAGTTGTTCAGGTAGCTGTTCGATTTGCTGTTGACGACGCGTCCCGTGGCACAGGTCCCGCCCGTTGACGCGGGAAAGGTATTGCTGCCCAGCAGGACGTAAGAGGTCGTGTTGCCCACGCGGAAGAGGTCGTCGTAGATGGCAAGGCCGCCGCCAGAGCCGGTTCCCGTTGCCGTGGAGCCGATACGTCCCTGGCCGATGGTGAAGCCGCCGATGGTGCCGGCGTTGGCGTTGATGGTTCCTGTCATCGTGACGTTTCCCGAGGCGTCCCACTTGATATTCTGACTTGCCAGATAACCCGACCCGTCGTTGGCGAAGGAAATCTTTCCCGCCCCGAACGTGGCCGAACCGTCCGTGTTCAGCGCCCAATAATTGACCCCGGTGGAGGGATTGTCGTGGTAGATGTATCCCGAGGCCCCCATGACGATACGGTGCCCCGAGGCCGGGGCCGAGGCGGTCAGGGAGCTTGTCCCGAGTATCCATCCGCCGATTTTTCCCGCCACGGCCGTGATGCCCGTGCGGTCGAGCGTCACCTTGACGTTGTTGCTCGCATCCCGGACCGATATGCTGCCGTTGTAGGTGCTTCCGCCCACGACCAGGGCGCTGTCCACGATGACCTGCCCCGCCTTCACCGTTCCCGTGTAGATCCCGTTGGCGTCAATGGTCGTGGTATACTTTTCCGCCGAGGTCACGTCGAACACCGTGGCGTAGGCCACGCTCCATGAGACCGGGCTGGCGGAGGAACCGACACTTCCGGTCAGCGCGAAAAAGCACGTGGACGAGAATCCCGAAGTCCCGCATGTCACCTTGCAGACGTATTCTTTCCAGTCTCCCGTCCCGGCTGTCGGGGTCAGCCACTTCTGCGAGCTGCCGGTCCCCATGCTGTTGGAATGGAAGGTGATGTCGCGCCCGCTCGGGATACGCGCGATGATCCTCGCGATGAACACTTTCCGGTAGGCTGTCATGGTCGCGAAATAGAACCCGCCGCAATAGGGCGACGAGCTTCCGGTATTCTTTATGAGCAGGACATATTTGCTGTCATTGGGCGCCGTCGAGTCCTGCTGGCGGGTGATGGTGACCGTCCCGTTGCCTGAATTGTTATAGACATTTATCCCGTTGTTCCCGTTGTAGAACGTGGGGTCCCGGTAAAGCATCTTCCCGAAGGCCATGGCCGAGGCGAGCTCCTGCGCCGTGTTGATCCCGCTTGTCCATTGCGCGGAAACGGACGCGGCGAAAGTGACCGTCCCGGACGCATTCCACGAGATGTTGCCCGAGGCGACCTGTCCGGAGCCGTCGTTGTTCAGCTTCCATTTCGTGCCGTTCGTGATGGAGCCGTCACTGCCCAGCGAGATGTTGTTCTTCCAGATATGGTTGTGATCGAAGGCCCACCCGGCGATACGGTTGTAGATCTCCTTGCCGCCGCTCTTGGTATAGTTGGCCGAGAGGCAGAAATATTCAAGGTGGTCCCACGACATCATCTGGATACCGATAAACCCGGTTTTGACCGTGTTGCCCGAGGCGGCGACCTGCCCGAAGACGATATGCCCGGCGTTGCTGCTCTGGTGCCACGTCAGGCAGACGCCCAGCGGCTTGTAACCGCCCGTGTACCAGTAGCCGCTGCCCGTGGAGACGGAGCGGATCTGCAGGGGTGTGGCACCCGTCGCCCCGACGGTCCCCACGGTCATGTTGTCGCCGCCGATGGTGAACCCGCCGATTTTGCCTTTGGTGAACGTGCAGCTCAGGCCGTTGATGTAATCCGTGTTGATGATGTTGGACCTGATGCTCGCGGCGTCCAGCTTGGTGGAGTTGATACTCCCGGACGCGATACGGTCTACAGAGAGCGTCCCCGACTGGATGCTCGACGCGCTGATGTTGACGGCGTTCACCTGTGCTGCGGTCAGCGTGCCCGTGTAGATGCCCGTCGAACTTATATAGGTCAGCGGGTGCGCCGCGAGCGTGCTGTCGTTGCCCTGTGCCAGCACGATGAAACGGTGGCGGCGGATCTCCTCCTCGACGGCGGCCGTGAGGGTGCGGGGCGCCGGGGCGTTGGCCGTGTAACTTCCGCTCTGGAAAATCCGGTCCGAGTTGTAGGCTATCTGCGGGGCCGCCGGGATGGGCGACGGGCTCATGAAGCTGCTTTCGATGGGCTGGTCGGAATAGAGATGATATACCGCCCCCGTGTCCCCTCCACCGCGCAGGAAGACGGCGAACATGCAGTAGTTCCCGCAGTGCGCGGCCCCCGCGAACATCCGGCAGTAGGTTTCCGAGAGTTCGTAAAGGTCCCACGAGTAGTTGATGCCGCCCCAGCCGCCGAAGTTGGTCTTGATGAGCAGGATAAGCCCGCCCTTGTGCGTGGAGGTGTTCCACGTGTCGGGAGCCTGTTCGCTGTAAGCCCTTCTGATCAGGATGTCACGTTTGAAGTTCTGCTCGCCTCCCTTGAAAATGACCGGGTAATAGGTGCCCTGGTCGCCTTTCATGACAAGCTTGTAGTAGTAGTGGTACCCGAAGTTCGCCGTCTTGGCCGCCTCGATGTCGTTCTTCCACAGCAGGGACACGGAGGCGCCGAAGGTGACCTTCCCTGCGGCGTCCCACGCGATGTTGCCTGATGCGATCTGCCCCGAGCCGTCGTTGTTCAGCTTCCATTTCGTGCCGTTCGTGACGGAGCCGTCACTGCCCAGCGAGACGTTTCCCTTGGTGATGGCGGCCGTGCCGATCACCCACCCGGCAATCTGGTTCGAGGAGCCGAGGCTGGCCACGCAGGCCCCGGCGCTGTTCGTGGCGTGAAGCCCGAAATCCGTGTCGCTGTTGTAGTAGAGTTGCACGCGTTGCCCGCTGGTGTCGCTGCTGTTCGCCCCGTAGACCGCGACACGCTTGTTGCCGTTGTCCAGGACGATATGGGTGCCGGCCAGCGATGACGCCCCGATGGTCCAGCCGCCGATTTTGCCTTTGGTGAACGTGCAGCTCAGGCCGTTGATGTAATCCGTGTTGATGATAGATGATTTGATGCTGGCCGCGTCCAGTTTCGAGGCGTTGATGCTCCCCGAGGCGATGCGGTCGGCAGAGAGCGTCCCGGCGGTGATCTGCGAGGCGGCGAGCGTCCCGGTATAGATACCCGTGGCGTCGATCTTTGTCAGCTTGGGATAGGAATTCCCGCCCAGCGCCGTGGTGATGGCATCGATGGACTTGGTCCACAGCAGGCTGACCGACGCGCCGAAGGTGACGTTGCCCGCGGCATCCCACGAGATGTTGCCCCCGGCGACAGCCCCGGCTCCCGAGGCGTCAAGCCGCCATTTATAGCCGCGGATGCCGTTCGAACCGATGGTGACGCTCCCCGCGGCGGACGTGCAGGCCCCCGCCGTGTTGTTCTTCGTGCCCCGGTAAAGCGAGTCGTCATCCACCGTCCAGCCGCCTATCTTGCCCCTGGTGACGTTCAGTGTCAGCGCCTCGATGTTCCCGGCGGTGATAAGGGAGGCTTTCAACGCCGCGGTGTCGATACGCGCCGCGGAGATCGTGCCCGAGGTGATCTGCGAGGCGTTGACCTCTATGGCCTTGACCGTGTCGGTCGAGAGCGTGCCGGTGAAGATGCCGTCCTTGTCGATGTAGGTCGCGCCGGCCCACTGCAGGCTCACGGCGGGGCCGAACTCTATCTTTCCGGTCGAGGCGTTGTATTTGACATACTCGTTACCGTAGCCCAGCTGCACGTTGCCCCCGTTATCCACGTAAAAGGTCTTGTAGCCGTCCTTGAAACCGTAGATCCCGTTGACCGTCTCAACGGCAACCGTTCCCGAGGCGGTTTTCATGCCGAGGGCAAAGGAGCCCATGGCGACACCGGAGATGGTGCCGTCGCTGTTTTTCGTGCCCGCGAAAAGCTTGGGCGTGATGACCGTGTTGTTATTGATGAGTGTTTTGCCCGTGTTCCAATCCTTCACCCAGTCGAGCATGGCAGTCTCAATCCCGTCCTTGCCCGGCGTGCCGGCCCTGGCCTTCGACCAGACGAACGTCAGGTGATAGACGATGCCGGAAATCAACACGGGGATATCCGCCGTACCGTGGTCGGCGAGCGTGGTCGTACCTGCGGCAATAACATAGGTCACGGTCTTCGTGCCGTTGTCGACGGTTACCGAGGAGAATCCCGCTGGCTTGTCCACCGCCCCGATGGTGAACGCCGTGAAAACCTCGTCACCGCAGGTCACCCTGACGGTCGAGGTAAGGGTGATCTCCGAGAGGATATTCCCGGAGGCGTCAGCGGGAAAGACATACTCGCTGAGCGACTGGGTAAGGGTATAACCGTCCTTCTGTACATAGATGGTCGCCTGTCCCCGGGCGACGGGAATTTTTGCCATATACCTTTTTTCTGAAAGAATAGGGCAAAAAAAAGTGGCAGGTTATCATCGTCCGCCACTATCCTTGTGTTGAAGGGTATTTCTCACTTCGAGACCTCGCACATGAGCACGCCCTTGCCCGTCACGTCCGTCTTGGCTACGGTAATGGATTTGCCGGTATAGGTCTTTACCACGGAGGTGCCGGCCGAGTTCCAGAGTTTCCACGTGTAGGTGTAGGCGGTTCCGGAGGTGTCCAGCTCCTCGCCGCCGCGGTACAGCATGGCCCTGACATCTACATCGTTGCCGTTATTCTTGATGGTGAACCCTTTCTGGCTGACCAGATCGACCGTGATGGGGTCGGACATGTCCGTGAAGGAGATGATGTCGCAGACCACCTTGTTCGCCGAAGCGTTGCCCGCCGAGGTGTCGGTATCCTTGATGGCGCACTTGAAGGTCTCGAAATTCAGCACCGCGTCCGCCGTAATGGTGATCTCGTTGGTCGTCCAGCCGGCGGTCACGCCCCGTGGGTTGGCGGCGGTCAGGCAGGCCCAGCCCGCCCCGAGCATCGGGTTGTAATACGGGCAGGAAACGGTCGCCCCGGATGCCGCCGCGGCACTTAAAGCCGTTGTCAGGGTCACGACCTTTGTCGATTCGTTGACCGACGATATGGTATAGTCGGCGGACCCGATACGGATCTTGCCGCCCGCCTCCATGTTCATGACGGAAGCCACCGTGACGGTGGTCGCCCCGGCGGCTGCGGCAGCCGTCAGCGTCGTGCCGGCGAATACGGCCGAATCCTTGATACCCCATGCGTAGGTGACGTTGGTCGTGTCGATGGAGGCCCCGCGCCACAAATCGCAGTGCGCCTTGAGCGTCGCTACCTCGTCGTTCTTGAAGACCACCCCGTCGGGGGCATACGCCACGGCCACGATGGTCGCCCCCGCGTTCAGGTGCTGGGTGAACTGGATATCCGCGCGGAAAGGGATTTCCAGACCGTTGGCATCGATATAGACGGCCTCGAACGTGTAACGCACCTGCGGGGCCGAAACAGTCATGTGGTTGGCCTTGACGGTCAGGGCGTACTTTGCCGAAGCCTCCCCGATGGTGCAGCTGTCCTGTCCCGACGTGATGGCCACCCCGTCCTTGTACCATTTGGCCGACCCGCTTTTCACGCCGGCCGTGAGTGTCGAGGCATTGCCGACGGAGGTGATCCGGTCGGTCGTGGCGTTGCCGCTCACGAAAAGCGAGGGTGTCAGGACGAGATACGGCGATGCCGCCCACGAGGGGGCGTAGGCGTCCGTGTCCTTGTTGAATACTTGCGTGAGCGGCTGTGACGAGCCGATGAATGCCTGCAGGGAAACGGCATCGTTCTGGTCGATGATGGTTACCTGCCCGCGTGCTACTTTTACTGCCATTTTTCTATTCTGTTATTGTTGTTAGTTCCACCTCGCAATCAAAAACGGCCCTGCGCCACACGTCTTCCCCGGTTATCTCCAGTTCCTGCCCGTTACGGGGAACTGAGTTCCAGATCGCGTCACCCGTACTGTCCTCACTGGTCCGCCTCCAGTGGAAATTTCCGTCGGGAATGCGGGAGGTAATCTCCTCGCCGCCGTGATAGACACGGGCTGCAAGGACGGTCGAGACAAGACCGTTACGGAACACCGTGCCGTTTTTCGATTCTATATACACAGTATAGGAGGCTTCCCCGTCATGAAGTTTGAGAACGGTGTGGGTCGCCGCGTATTTCGTCCCGTCGGATGCCGTCGCCGTGTAGCGCAGCGTGAGCAATTCACGCCCTTCCCAGCCGTGGAAGGAAGGCAGGAGACGGAACAGGGCCGAGCGGTTCCCTGCCTCCTTCCACTGCCCGTCCGCGGCCAGGTATTCCCAGAAGCGGTCTCGCGGCTCGAAGTTGTATTCCGTGGCGATGATGTCGATGCTGGCGGGTTCCGCCTCTTCCGTCCACGCTCCTGCGTAATGAAAGGCCGTGCCGCCGGTCAGCGACACGGAACGGGGTTTGAGTTCCTGTTTCACCTCCTCGTCAAGATCTTCCCAGCGGATGGTCACGTCCCGGAGTTCGATGGTCTCACTGGTCCATTTGAAACGTCCCGAGGCGAAATGCCCCGTGCCGTCGGGATTGATGACGAAGGAGTCGTCTCGTGAACTGATGGAACCGTCCCCGTTCAGGCGGAGCAGCGGGTGCTGGATGGTCCCGCCGATACCGCCCTTCGAGAACCACGCACCGTAATCCTCCGTGTAGGAGAGCACCCCGTCCGTTGCCTGGTAGGGCGTCGCCGTCCGTCCGGCTTCCAGCTGCGGCGCTGTCAGCAGGAGCGGCACCGACGTCGTGATCCCCAGCGTCATCGCCGGGGCTTCGGAGTCCCGCACGGGAAAGGCGGTCTTGTAACGGCGCCATTCACCGGTGGCAGAAACGGCGATCTCCCCGACAAGGTGCTCGTCCTGGTAGAGCCGGACGGTTCCCGCCTCTTCGGGCTTTATCCAGAGAGAGAAACAGTAGTAGCGGCCTATGCGGGCTTTGCGCCAGTCGGCGCCCTGTAACGTCAGCCGGCTGTCCGCCGTTACCCGCACGCTCCGTCCGATTCCCACGGGCGTTCCGGCTCCGGCCTCCGTAGCTCCGCTGAAGGCACAGGACAGGCTGTCCGGGATGACGTTCTTGTGGATCTTGCCCACGTAGAAGGTCGAGGAGAAACCGTTCTCATCCCCGGCGGTCAGCGTGCCGGCGATATTGACGTTACGTGTGGCGTAGAGGTTCTGGAAATAGGCCCCGTACCCGTCCAGTACCCCGAAGACGGGATCGACGATGCCCGACACCTTGCCGACACGGGCTTTCGTCGCCTCCGCGTAGGCCGAGACCGACGAGAGGCGGATGATGTTCAGGTCGGCCACCTCGCACCAGTCGCCCTCCGCCGTCAGATGGCCGGAGAGGTCCACCTGCAGGCTGCGGACGTATTGTCCTGGGTATTCGACGGTCAGCACCCACAGCCTGTATTCCCACGCGGTCGTCATGTCGGCCGTGTCTTCGGCATCCGTCTTTTCCCCGTTCGTGTACCCGAAAGAGAGGGGGACACCCGCCAGAGCCTTCGATGCCCGCGCCTTGAAGGAGACAAGCAACCGTTCGGGGTGTTCGACGCTCTCCTCGAGGGTCTGTTTCAACCCGAATGCCGTGCCGTCGGAGGGCCGTGCCGTGCGTGTCAGGCGGATGATGCGTGAGGCATCCTGCTCCGAACTTCTATACTCCCCTTCAAGGCAATCCCCCAGGATCGTGTATTTGGACTTGTCGGGGACGCCCGCCATGCCTCCCGTCATCTCGGGATAGCAGAGCGAGCGTTCCCTGGCCATGCCGTCGATGACGTCCATGTAGGGGGCCGCGTCGTCCGAGGCCGTCAGGTAAAGGGCCCCGCTGCGGGAATTGTCGAAAAGGTTGGTGACCCGCACGAAATCCAGCAGCTCTCCGTTCTGCGGGGCGTCACCATCCAGTAGCGCCCCGATAAAGTAAGGAGCCTCCTTGTCACCGACGGTTTCCACGCCCGTTTCCAGAACGGCCATCAGGGAATAGACGGCGTGGTCGCGTCCGGCGTATTGACGGCGGACGATGTCCCCGGCCCGCAAGCCCTGTGTCTTGCCTGAGTCGGGGTCGATTCGGATCTTGTATTTTGAATAGTGGAATACGGCCATAGTATCATAATTTTTCTACGGTATCGCCCGAGCAACTGTCGCTTACCCAGAGCGACCCGTTCGTGGCGGAAATCTTCATCACCTCGAACTCGTAGGCGCGGAACTTGCGGCGTGCCACGACCTCGTCGAAGGTGGCGGTGACATTTCCCGTCGTGCGGTTCGTCCGGACGGCCCAGCCGCTTCCGGCAAAGCCCGGGGAGAAGAATTCGGAGGAGAGCGACCCCGTGAACAGGCTGTCGCCGTGGTGTTTGATACCCCCGTTGACGGCTTGCAGGCGTATCTCCTCCGTAAAGTATAGCGTTCCGTCCGTCAAACGGGTGGCGGAACCGTCGATGCCGACGTGTCCGGCAGCTTCCATGGGTACGCCGACCGTCACGAAATCCGCGTCGGTGGACAGGAAGAATGACTCGGACTTGCGGTTCCGCGGCGCGTAATGGCCGGTCGATGCACGGTGCCCTGCAAGGGTCGTGTGCGGGACAAGTGTCCGCGTGCCGTTCTCAGTGTAGGACACGGGGGAAGAGAGAGACAGGGCTTCCTTGTCGCCCGTGACCAGGAAACCGTCGGCACTGCCCATACGCAGCCTTTTGTGGATGATGATTCCCTCGTCCGTGGAGTTCGCCCGGTAAGAGGACAGCAGTTCCGACCCGTAGTTGTGGCGTACGGTCAGCGAGCCGGGGAAGCTGGCATGGCCGTAGGGCGAGACGAGCAGGTACTCCCCGTCGATGTCGGAAAGGCCGGAGAAGAGCCTGATTTTCGGGGTGTCGTCACTGCCCAAAAGCAGGTCGCCGCCGATACTCCCCAGCCGGATTCTGTCCCCCGCCTGCCGGATCAGGACATCCTTCCCACCGATACGGATACCGAATCCCTCACCGAACGAGAGGTAACCGCCCAACATCACGTCCTCACCGGAAAAAGAGAGCAGCGTTTTCCCGCCATCACCCAACCGCACGCCGTGCAACGCAGACAACGCGCCGCCGAGCGCCGTCTCTCCGGCAACGGTGAGGTCACCCTGTACCTCCCCGTCGTGCATGGTCCAGTCCACTGTAGGAAGGTTCGCGTTGCCCCGGTGGTAGACGTCGTGCCCCGCGACCTGCAACAGCACGGGAGAGATGAAAACGCCGCTCTCCCTGTCCCCGAACGTCCACTCCCCGAAAGAGTGGACCGTCCCGGCAGCGATGTCGAGATGTGCGGCGTCGAGCGTGGCAGCAGATGCGCCGCCGTCATAACGCAGTACCTGTCTGCCGCCGAGATAAAGGCCGTTCCCGCCGAGGCGCAGGTTGCCGGTGATGCGCACGCCGTGCTCCACACCGGTCACGACACCTTCCGCGTCGGTCTTCTCTTCCGAGTAGGTTTCCAGAACATGGGTATTGCCCGTGCCAGCCTCGAAACCGTAGTCGGCACGCAACATTCCGGTCATGTCCCCGCCGGACTTCTTGAGGTAATCCAGCAGCAGACCGCCTTCGCCGCTGTCGCCTTCACCCGCCACGGCGCCAGCGATGGCGGAGGCGAAACCGTACGCGGTGTTCTTCAGGCGGATGCTCGTCTCGTCGCCTTCTTCCACGCCGTAGGGATGCTCGTCGTCCTTTTTCTGCTGGGCGTTGAAGAAGTTATGGTACAGCTGCGCGTAAATGGAATAACACAGGCTTCCCTTGTCAAGGTTATCTATATCGGGGTGGAGTTGTACGCTCATTTCGTGTAACTGGTCTTGGAGAGGAATTTCTGGATACGCGAGGTCAGCGAGGTGAAGTTCGGGATGTTGATCGGTGACATCGTCCCCATCAGCGTCGGCGTCATGATTTTAGAGCACTCGGTCAGGAAATCGAGCATCAGCCGCGCGAGCTCGTTGCCCAGTACCAACGGTTCGGTGGCGTTCTCGTCACCGAGCGTCACCTTGCCGTCACTGACCGCCACCGATGTCGAGTTCACCTTCTGGACCACCTTGTCCGCCGTTTGCCTGACTTCCGACTTATCGACCGTATGGGTGATGCTCTCCGCGTCGATGACCGACATCGCCTCCCTGTCCTTGTCGTTCCTGACAGTTGTAGTTACGGAGGTTGCCGTGTAGCGGGTGGAGGTTTCGTTCCCTGTCGGTTCCAGCTCGTCATAGTCCGGCCCGTTCTCGTCCGAAGGGTCTAGCTCTTCCGTTTCCGTGACACCGATACTCGTTTCCGTGTGGGAATTGAGCCGGATGATGTCTACGTGTGAGAAGTTCACCACGTAGGCGTACCGTGTGGCCGAATCCATGAAGATCGTCACGTCGGAGAACAGCGTGGGGACGAGCAGGAAACCGCCTTCGTTATTTGTAGCGGCGGCGAGCAGCACCCCCTTGTGGATGACAGGTTCCGGAGAGGCGGTCTCGTCGGGATACTCGCCCACGTCGACGGTGCCGCCGTACTCCGCGAACTCCTCGTCCGAGGGGTCGTCGTGGATCTTGGCCACATAGCCGTGGACCATCCTCGCCGTGCCGATGCCCGACATGCCTCCGGGAGCCATCGCGACACGTTCCATGCCCCGGCCAAGCGCGATCTTGCGGATGGCTTCGCGGATAAGATAACGGCTGTTGTCTGTTGTATATGAACACTCTGACAT